GGTCGTAAAACGAGATTGATCCGACGCCACTGCCCTTAGTTGCGCCGTCCACGGTTCGCACAGCCAGGGTATAGATGTCGCTGACTCCGGCAATCGTTGCTCCCAACTGCAAATCAAAGTTGTACCCGTTGGGCAGGCTTGTCTCACTAACTCCGGCACTGCCACTGCTGGTCACATAGTCAGTCTGCACAATCGTGCCAATGCTTGAGATTGCCGTTGCCGCCACGTCGTATTCGACGTTGGTGTCTGATGGCACGGTGGCCGCCCAGGTTGCACCTGTCAAGGTCGGATTTTTGAGCAGCACCACTTCGTAGTTTTGGCTGGTAAGAGGCAGGAACTGCACGCGGTTGGGTAGCACAACAGCGCCTGTACGGCCGGAAGCCAGACGAATGGAGACAATCGGAAAGAACGTCGCGGTCGTATCAATGTTGGTAAAGACTGTGGTGCGTCGCGCCACATGATCGATGGACGTCTGCTCGAAACCCCCTTCCGAGATCACCGTACAACAGATCGATTTCATGCTGGCTGCTACCGCAGCAGTGGTCGTAACAATCTCATAGCGCACGGGCAGCGTCGCGGTCGTCATGTAAACAGAGCTGCCGTAGACGTTGGCAGTGTTGAAGGTGTGGCAGACGATGTATTGGCCGTTGATGATAAACCCACATCGAACAGAACCGACACCCAGCCATTCAAAGTCCATCCAAAGGATCTGAGGCTTGGTGAGATCCAGCGTCAGTCCGCTGGCCCCCGTGCCGTTCAACTTGTCGCCGTTCCAATCAGCTTGGTTCGCGAACCGCGCATCAGATGGCGAGCCCGACGTAGATGTCCTTACAACAAACGACAACGTGGAGCCCGTCCTCTTAAAGAACACGCCGTTGCTTGCGTTGTAGTAACCGGCCTGTTGCGTCAGATTGGCGCTGGTGCTGCTGTCCATGACGAACGTCGCAAGAACCAAAAGCCCCTTGCCAGGCTGATACGGGAACGAGCGGTACGACTGACGGACCACGGAGCCTACGCCCGCGCCCGTGACTTCCATCTTGACGGCGCCCTCGTTAGACAGGAACGAAGTGGTCCCCGTTCCCGTCGTCGAGACGTCAAACTGATTGTCCGCAGCGTAGCGGTTCTGACTGTCAAAAAGCGTGTAGGGCTCGCTGACGCGCAGGCGACCAAACGCATCTGTGTTGGTGCCGCCGATAGAGATGGGAACTGGCAAACCGGTTGTGTCCATAAATCCTCCGCCGTCTCCGTACCATGCGTACGCCGAGTCCTTGTCCTCGGTGACGACCGGCGAATACGTGTTGTTGAGCTGAAAGATCACCTGCTCGAGCGAACGTATGAGCTGGTTGAACTGCTCTGCGCTGTACTCCCGTGGAGCCGCGTTGGGCAGACGGACGTTGGTGATCTTGCTCATCGCAAGCCGTCTTTTTGTATGTCAACCCGCATCGTGCCAAAGCGCCAGTTGCTGCCCAGTTCGTCGCTTTCAATACGAAGCTGGATCTGTCGCCCCCGCGCCCGCGTGTCCACTTTCTGTGTGGTGGGTGTGATGACGTACGGATCAAGCGAACTGGGGCTGGCGCTGGCTTGCGGGAAGGCCCGCAGCAGCAGTCGGACCGTCAGGTTGTTCACCTGATTTTTAAAGTCCGGGATGAATCGGCTCATGAGCAACATGTCGTCGCCGTCGCCGATGTCAAAGTAGCCTGAGACGATGTACGCTTCAATCGGGTCGTTTACGGCATTGACACCGTCTTCTTGGTTGTACAGACGCGTGCGGCCGGCAGTTAAGCCGTAGATCGTGTTTCCGTATGTCGGGGTTTGCGTGGAATCCACGGAGTAAGTGCAGGCAATCGGCTTGGCAAACGTGTTCATGTCCACCCAAGACGTGCGAGGCATCGTGCCGATAGACCAGACGTTTTCCATGTAGTTGTAACTCACGAAGCGGTCAACGTAATCGCTCGTAAACGAGCAATACCACCACGTCACTTCGTTGAACTGCGTGTTGATGCCGACATGAACCTGAAAGCTCTGGATGAGGTTGATGTCCTTGAACACGTAGTCTTGTACGGTGCAGGGAATCTTCTTGACCGTGCCATCAAACATGAAGAACGCATCACGGCCCATCCAATACGCCACACCGTTTACGTCCGCCGCTGCATGCGGCCCGATGCACCCACAGTTGGCACCGAGCTGCTGGAAGCCGAAGGTGTAGGGCGGCCCAAGATACTGCTGGCCATGAAGCGATGTGTCCGTCCAGATCAAGATCTGGCCCCGTGAACGGACAGCCGTGATGATGGTGTTGCCGTCAGTCAGGCGCTGGCCACCGGCCGTGTTCGTGGCCGTCGCCACAAAGGTGTTGATGTCCTCTTGGTTTGAGAACCGCACAAACATCGGGTCCTGCGTACTCGGCGAGCCAATCGTGCCCTCGGTGCCAAAACAGACCAAATGCCTGTCCGGCGTGGATACCAGCGCGTACTTGCTCTTCGTAGGCGCACCAGAAATGGCCACGGCCCGCGTGCCAAGGCCCCCGCTTGGCAGCCACTCATAGATGCCCCCGTCAAGGGCCTGCGCAATCAGGTTCTCACCGTAGGTGTCAAATTGCCAGACACGCGGGTTGAGCTGCAACCCGGCAGACGGAGGACGTGGCGTGCCCCATGTAAAGAATCCCCACGTGCCCGTGCCCCAGCCAAAGTCTACGTAACCTTTATCTGAGCCGACATTGATCTGGTATGCAGCATTTGCCGTTCCCGCTCCGGTGGCTGTGCTGCTGGCTTGCGCGGGCGACGTGATCCGATAAGTGCTGGAGCTTAAGACCTCAACAATCTGAAACTCGTTGGTCAAACTTGCGTTGGTAATCCCGCCAGGGTTCCCGGTGACGCTGGAAAAGGTCACAAAGTCGCCAGTGATGGCTCCGTGCCCAATGTCGTTCACCACGACGTTGGTACTGCCACTGGTGGTGTCAAACGTCACCCCCGTGCTCGTGTGCCGAATGGGGGTAATATCGGCCCACGTGCCACCATAGAAAACGTAGATCTTGCGGTTGGTTCCAAGCGCCGCGCGTGGCGACCCATCCAGCGCGGTCCATGTAAAAACCTCGCTGGTGTACCCGATGAAGTAGGCCTCGGTGTTGTTGAAGTTGGTCCAACCGCCCATCTTCTCCGGCAAGCCGTACCGAAAGCGAACGTAGTCGCAATCAACCCAGCCGCCCTCTGCACCGTACTCGGTGTTTTGCTTGTCGATCCCAGGCTTTAGAAACAGTCGTAAGAGCGGCATGTCATGTCCTAAGTGATGGGGCCACCCACCAACCACGCGTCACACGTGCGATCACCGGCGCATTTGAAATGGAACAGCTCGCAGTAGCCAAGGTTCGCGGCGGCGATCACGTCATCCGCATAGCTCTCGTGCTCCTCCGGCTCACTCTCGATGCCATCTGCAATGCACTTGAGCATCTGTGCGGTCTGGATGAACGCGCCGCAGTTGCCGCAACGCGCCTTCTTCGCCTCTCGCACCGTCGTGTCCCACATGTCCGCTTTCTTCTGCCAGAAGACGCGCGACTCTGACTCCGGGTTCAAGGGCCCGTAGCCGTATTCCTTGATCGCGTGATTGCGGTTCTTGAGGTTGATGTGGATGTCCACCGTCGCAGTCGGACACGCCTTCATGCCCTTGGCATAGGCCTGCTTGATCCCGCTCGCAATGGCGTCCTTTTTGACGGTGGCCATGGGGCCTCCTACATGGTCGCCCCGGACGCAGCCGGGACGGTAGTGATCTGGATCGCGACTGAACGCTTCAAGTTCAACGGCTCAAGGCAATCGGAACACGAATCCGCAGCAAGCTCTGCTTCATCGAGATCATAGCCGCAATGAGCGCAAACCGCCTCAACCTCATGCGCGGGCTCGATGCTGCCATCGGGCAGCGTCTTGGGAGGGTGGGATAGTTTCATCATGTCTCCTTTAGCTGATGGCGATGTTGTCAGCCAGCGCCGCTACCTCTTTGACTCGACGCTCCCAGCCGCCTTTGTAAATCTCCCAATTTTTAAGAGACTGCATGTACTCCAACCGGGCTTCACTAAACTTGTCGATTAGATCATCTACGTTTGCGTTGGAAACCGCTGCCAGCGTAGCCGGTCCGATAGCACCATCAGGTTTAGCTCCAACACAAGCCTGAAGCGTCATAGCTGCTCTTCCCGGCCCGGAGTTAACGCCCATGTCAAACACCATGTAGTCCACCCCTCGCGGGAGGGAGTCGGCTTTGATGCTGTCCCAGTAGAGCTTTTTGTAGAACGGATTAACTTCATCTCTCGTAAGAGCCCGCATGTCGTCATGCGTGACGTGATGACCGACATACTCTTCCCATGCCTTCTGGGTTACACCGAGATTCGTACATCCGGGCCTCCCGTCGGAAAGATGGTTTCCGGGGTCACGCGGGTCATCCGTGAAGCCACCTTCATGCTCCATTAGCTTATCAAACGCCAGCTCCCAAGTCTCTTTCATTTCTTGCTCTTCATGTCAATGATCTTCTCTAGGGTGCGACCACCGAAATAAAACGACATGATCAACATCCCCCACTGACCTAGAAGCTCAACATAGGCTTGATTGGTGTTCTTCTCGAAGGCGCTCATCATGGCAAACGTAAAGTACCCAGCGAGAATAGCAATCAACGTCATCGGCCTGATGTTCTTGGATAGCCAAGAATCACTGCCCATGTCCGCCTTGAGGCGCTCTGTTAGGTTGGTTTGTTCAATCTCAAAGAGCTTGGTGTCATTTGCAATCTTGGCAAGTTCACCGTTCTGCTCTAAAGCTGCAAGTTCTTGTTTAGCCTTGGCGGCTGATTCCGGGTCCGGAAGAACACGGTCTA